ATACAGAATGATGCTAACTGGGAACAGATCATGGCAGAGTCATCTAAAGATAGTTGGAAAGATGAGTTCTGGACAATAGTTCTTAGCATACCTATCTTCATGGTGGGATATGCGATAGCAAGTGGCGATACTACTGTTATTGACAGAGTGCATTTAGGCTTTGATGCATTATCCACGCTCCCAGATTGGTATCAATACTTGCTATTTATAGCCATAAGTTCTAGCTTTGGTATACGTGGTGTTAGCAAGTTAATGTCTATGAGAAAATGAGTTGGAAGGAGTACAATGGTGGCGATGAAACCGAATGGTATCACATCGTGGGATTATTTGTACTCTTGGGCATATTGTTTGTTATAATATTTTTCTTCGGGCCAGAAACTACCGAGGTAATACCAGATATGGGAGAGTAATCATGGGTCTATTTAGAAATATTGTAAACTTTTTTACAAACTCAGAAGATGTTACAGTACGTAACCGCAATGACAAGGGACAATATGTAGGTGATGACAAGTCTACACCCAACAAAAATGAAGCATATAAAACAGTACGCAAGAAGAAAGCAACACCAAAAAAGAAAGCAGTAGCAAAAAAGAAAAAACCTACCAAGTGAAATACTTTGACATAACAGACTTTGATTGTCAGGAGACAGGCGAGAATGAAATGTGTCCTGAGTTTTTATCTAAGTTAGACAATCTACGTGATGCCTGTGGCTTTCCGTTTATCATTACAAGCGGATATAGAAGCCCATCACATAGTATTGAATCAAAGAAAGCAAAGCCTGGCACTCATGCACAAGGCATAGCATCTGATATAAAAGTAAACAATGGTATGGAGAGATACTTAATTGTAAAGAACGCTGTAGAGATGGGATTCAATGGTATAGGTATAGCCAAAACATTTATACATGTTGATAACAGAACTACAGAACCTGTTATGTGGTCTTACTAACGATACCTAGCTGTCTTTTTTGCTATACGTCTAGGTTGTCTTGATACTTGCTTGCCAGCTTGAGTGTCTTTCTTTTTCTTTCTACTGGTCGCTGCATATTCTTGAGCCGATAGTGCCTGTCTAGCTTTACGTGGCAAATAACGCTCTCCTGTGGCCTTAGGGCCAACGGTAGATGGTTTACCTGACTTAGTCCCCCAATCTTGTTTACCCCAGTCTAAGAGCGATTTCTGTGGCTTCCTGAGTGCCATTAGGTATACCCACCACCTCTAGCTTTATACTGCTTGGCTAACATCTGTGCTTTACGACCTGACCATTGCCCAGGTCTACCACCTTTACCACCACGTTTAATAGCTTCAAACAAACTCTTTCGCATTCTAGGTTTGGTATAGTTACCAGCTTCATTGACTCGTGATTTCATTTTTTTTCTTTTTTAGTAGCAGCAAGTTTTCTTTGTCGTTCAGCAAGTTTTTCTTTTTCTCTTGATTTTTTTCCTAATGATTTTATGTAAGGCTCAAGAAAATCAAGGAGTTTTTTTGGTGGCCCTTTTGAACCAGGAACCAATTCCATAATTTTTACTATAGTTTCGTCAACTTTTTTTTCTCCTGCTTGCAAAGCTTTAGATAATTTTATTCTGTCTTCTTTAATTTTTTTCTTTCTTTGTTGTGCAGTTAGTTTACGCTTACGCTCTTTCTTTTTTTCTTCATCCATAATTATTTACCTTTAGCTTTTTGTTTAGCTTTATCAGATAAGTCTTTAAAATGAAACAACTTTTTACTGTTCTTTGTATGCATAGAACCACTATGTGTTTCACCATTTGGCATTTTGTGAGTGCCACCTGTGTACTCTCTGCCATCAGCAAAGTAATGTTTTGTACCTTTTGCCATGTTACTTCCTTGGCTTACTTTTCTTTGGTTTTGGTTTTTTCTTTCCTGGATGATATGGCATGATTAATCTCCTATGACCATTTAACTTTATCTGCCCAGAATGCAGCAGACATTTTTCCTTTTGCTATATTTTTAGCGTGTCTTGCTTTAAAGCTACGTCTTTTTGCTTTATCAGCTTCGCTCTCTCCTTTTCTGGGGGGCTTTGTTTTAGCACCTTTTTGTCCAAACCTTATAACTTTAACTTTGTCACCAGATTTTGCAACAACAACGTGTGATTTTGTGGGATGACTTGGTGTAGCTTTTGGTTGGTTTACACCAGAAACGCCTATACGTTTGAGTAAACTTGCTCGTCTTTGTCTAATTGAATATCTATTCATACCCCGATTATAACAAAAAAAGCCCCTGTGTGGGGCTTAAAAAGGGGGTATCAATCAACCTTAAAAAAGGACTTACAGTATATATTCATGTCTGTCCCCAAGTCAACACCCTTTTTTTAGCATATAAACTTGGGTTCAGGATAATATTTTTTGATACAAAATGTAACTCAAACTGTAACTCAAAAATTATTTTCTGAAATAAATTGCAAAAATGTCTTTAAAAACAATGACCTAAATATATTGAATGGCGCACTTGGCAGGAGCCAAACTCGTCTATTATAGATTCCTATTTATTAAGCTAATCTTTCTTCGTGATATTTGATTAGTTCATTAAAGTGTTGCAGCATATCTTCGTAGTCTTTTTTATATAGTTTTTTCAGCTTGCGCTTGTCTTGATGCATCTGTCTAACAAAGTCCTCACCATACATATCAATCATCCATAGTGTGTACTGGCCTTCTGCACTACCTTTGCTCATGCCAAAACAATTACAACCTTTGCACTGCGGATGCACGTTCTCTACTTCTAACGCCCAGTATGATGAACTACCTTTAGCTATGTAGTGACCACCGTCTGCGTCTTTCCAATGCAATCTTTTGTCGCATGATACACATTGCACCATACCAAGCTGGTCAGCAGCCGATATTCTTGCTAACTTTTGTAGGGCAGTCAGACATTTCTTGCGTAGTTTCTGACTCATTCGTCTGTCATTGGCTTTGATGGAAAGGGTATATGTATGCCTGTACGCTCACTCAATGCTGAGTTGATAGCATCATAGACCTTTGATACTTTGTCTGATTCTATATCTGTAGTTGATGATACACCGTACATCGTGTTTTGTATTGATCGCCAAAACTCTTTAAATGATTCTTGTGTCCAGGGTATTTCAATAGAATCTCTCAGAAAGTCTGCGTTAAGTTGGTGATAGTAACCAGCATCATTCAACATACCAGCTGCATTTCTAAAATAAACTTCAAGTGCAGCTTGTTGTTTGGGTGATCTTGGTTTACCTGTCTTACAAATGAAGGTAACAAAATCATGTTCATCGCATATCTCATCAACAAACTTTTTAAAACATTCTCTTTTGTGATCATTGTTTACGTGCCAATGTCGCGCCATGTTACTTCACCAGTTTTTTCCTTAACCATTTTTTACTGAGTTCTTGATTGTATTGATTTTTTTCTTTCTTAGTAACAAACGGTTTATACTTTCGTTTCTCCATATCTTTATCATCAAACCAGTCTTTGTCCTTTAGTTTTTTTCTAACAAATGTCGGTGATCTGTCAAATGCTTTTGCAATATCAAGCACAGAATACTTTTCACCGTAACTAAGTTTACGAGTTCGCCCCTTGTATACCCTGTAAATAGTTTTCTCACGCATTGAATCCAAGCTCTTGTTTAAGTTTAGCTAGTGCAATAATATTTTTTTCACGCCTTTCTTTCTGACTATCTGGCTGCAACTGGTGCGGTATATACAGTTTATGGTAACTTGCTATCCTGTACTTTGTTTTTTCTAAACTGAGTATTGCATCAATATCTGGAAACGTAAACTTATCATTACCCTTTTGTCTTTCTGCATGTAGTTCATCAAACAATGCGTTGATCTCTTCTCTGCTCATCTTAGCTATTGACTTACCAAACTCTCTCTTTGCTAGTGACAATGAGTTGTCATCAGGCCATTGTGCTTGCATACGTGATATGCCATAAGTGTTTTGCAATCTAAAAAAGAAATAAGCAATTACATCTTTTTCATCTTTGCTAAAAGTCTGTGGCTTTTTCGTAGTCGTATATGCTTGCTGCATAAGTTGTTTTAGCTGTTGTTTTTCCATAGTTGTTTCTCCTTTTTTTGTCGTTTGATTCCCAGTAAGACAATGCACGCTTCCAATCTTTCATCTTTACCCGACCAACAACCCATCCTTTTGATTCATGGTAATCATAAAATTGCTGTACGTCACATTGATAACCCTTTTCATTTTTATATTCTTCTAATTCATTTATCGTAGGTATATTAAATTTAATATTAATACTTGTATTATTATCCTTCAGCTTTTCGTTTATAGGGGTATAACTGATTTCGTTTATACCCTCACCTTGAATTCGGATATACCTGTTTACTATTTCTTTAGAATTTTCTGCATAAATTATTTCTATTTTAATGTACTTCAGTTCAACAAGACTGCTTATCCATTTGCTGATTGTGTTTTTGTGTACCCCATATAGCTTTGCAAAATAAGAATTTGTAGCCCAACACTTACCCTCTTTGTTACACAATGAAGTAATTTCGCCATACAGTAACTTAGCATTAGCCGATATATTGTCATCATATCTAACACTAGCTGGTATGACTGCGTAATAATTTGGCTTAACAAAATTATATGTGGTCATTCAGCAGCCCTAATGAAATCAGATAGCTTTACTTCGCAAGTATCTGATATCTTTTGTAACGTGCTAACAGATGGTATTCTTTCACCCCTAGCAATCTTTGATGTCATAGATATTGACATGCCACATTTGACTGCAAACTGAGATTGATTAAGATTTAATTCATTCATGTAATGATTCATTGCTTTACTAATATCCATGTTATTCCTTTGACTTGTTGTACTAATTGTATTTATAATGGTACAATGTGTAAAACATTATTTCAATCAATAATTAAAGGGAGCAGTAAAATGGGATGGCAATTTCCAAATGATGAGATTACTCATTGTGATAGATGTTGTGAATACAGAGACAGTTACTTGTATGTAACGTCTGATGTTTACGGTATATGCAGTAACAAAAGAGACTTTGACGATGGATCAACTTACGTATGCCATGATTGTCTGACTGAAGATGAGTACAAATTACTTCAAAGGTTGAATGACTTTGATCGCGGTGACGCTGACTGTCAGTTAGGTAAGCCACATAAACCAGGACAATCAAAAGAATATGACTGGGCGTATGGTGCTAGGTACGCAAAAGAACAGATGGATGATGCAAAGTTAGAACCATTGAATAAATTTAATGAAGAATTATTGGGGTTATAAGATGAAAACAAACATACCAGATAGTGTAAAGAAAGTATTCCAAGAAATGGGAATCAAACCAGACCATGATAACTTATGGGATTGTCATGGGACTATGGTTATCAAGCATAAAACCCTTGAGAAGCTAGCTGCATTTAAGGGCATACAGTTTGATAAACCAGAGTTTATAGAGGTCAGCATCAAAAACAAAGAAGTGGCGGTGTTAGTTACTGGTCATCTAGGCAACAAGTCGGAGTGGTCAGTAGGTGAGTCAGCCCCTTACAACTGCAAGAATAGTTATCCGTTTGCCATGGCTGAGAAACGTGCAAAAGATAGGGTGATTCTCAAGCTAGTCGGATTACATGGCGATGTGTATTCAGAGGATGAAGCTGACGATTTCTCTGTAAAACCATCTTACACGCTAGAACAAAAGGCTATGTTGGATGATGCACTACAGCGTAATGACAGTCTAACGATGCACGCATTGATGGCACAATGCACAGAGGATCAAGCTACTGGGTTATTCAATTCGTTCAGACGTGGCG